TTATTGGACGAGCGCGTCGTATTTGTTCGCATCAGGGTCTCGAAGAACAATACAGAACGGTTGAAGTATTTATTTATGTAATGGTTTTCACGGAAAAACAATTGGAGTCTGATTCAGCGACTGCGATAAAATTAAGTGATAAAAGTAAAATTCATCCTTTTAAGCCTCAAACAACGGACGAAAATTTGTTTGAAATTTCAAAAAGAAAGGAAGAATTAACAGAGCAATTGTTGGTTGGCATCAAGGAGGCTTCTATTGATTGTGCTACGCACATTGGGTCAAATAGTAAAGAAAAATTGAGATGCTTAACATTCAATAAACCAACAATTAATGATTTTTCATATAAGCCAAATATATCAGAAGAGACAAATGATGCGGCTATGAAATTAAATCGAACAGAACGCACGTGGGAAGGTAGACCAATCAAGTTTACTACTGAAGTAAATGGAAAACAAGTTGTTAAAACATATATGTTGAGACCAGACACAAATGATATTTATGATTATGAAAGCGCTATTACCAAGGGAGCCGAGCCAATATTGATTGGAAAACTTATAAAACGAGGTGCAAATAATTTTGAAATTGAATTTTTGTAATAACTATTATGCTATTTATAGACTAAATAATAAATATATATATCTTTGTTATTTAGCATTTTATTTTACTCATCTAATTTGTTTGTTTATTTTGAGTTTGCTGTTGGTTCTCAATTATTACCATCATTTTGTCAAGCAATGTGTCGAATTTAGTATTTAGTATTTCAATTTGCTGAGACAATTTAATTATATCATTATTTCCATCATATGATAAATTAGTAGTTTCCTTGGCCCCGTTTATTTTTTTTAATTTATTAAATATATTGTTGCTATTATTACTATTGTTGCTATTATTACTATTGTTGCTATTACTATTATTTATATTGTTGTCTGTATTGGAATAATCATCTATTATCAATGAAATATTATTACTATTATTACTATTATTACTATTATTACTATTATTACTATTATTACTATTATTACTATTATTACTATTATTATCTTCCCACGATACTTTTTTTACAACATTGCTATTTTCATAATTATTATTATTCGTATCAATGTTAATATGCTTTAATTTTCGGTTTATATTATCTGTATTTATAGTGGGTGTATTAGGGATTGTTTGTTTTTCATTTTTAATAGATGTTTTTGTCGATTGTAACCAAGTTTCAGCTGATTCCAAATTTGTGTGAATATGTTCTACTTCAAAATTACGTTTTGCGATTGTTTCTGCTATTAATGATTGCATTTCAGTAATTCGTGGTTCTTCAATCTTTTCAGTAAAATCCAATTCTTTTGGTTTTTTTAATGTTGAAAACTTGTCAAAATCTTCGCGTTTCTGTTGTAATTGTTTTTCAAAATTAGTTTGTCTAGCATTATGTATATCCTCTACTTTATAAGGCTCCAGTAATTCTTCATTCCCAATTTGAATTCGTTTTATATTTTGTTCTTGGTTTAAATTGGGAAACAATCGGTTAACTGCTATTAAAACTTGTTTCAGAAATAATTTATTGATTTCCATTAGCCCTGAACTAGGATTTATTTTTTTAATAAATGGGGAAATATTGCTGTGAAAAACTGTCTGAATACCGTTAACAACCGCTTTGTTGTTGGAATTACTTTTGATATTTAATTCATCTAATAAAACTTCCCAAAGCATATTCAAATTTTCTTTATTGGAAAAAATATTTATAATATTATTTGATTTCATTAATATTATAACTTATGTTTTTTTAATATTATTATTTACACATATATTTTTCATATTTATATTTGTATTATAAATCTTCATTAAAATATTTTTTTCTAAAACTTTCAATGTAGCTATCTTTAAAACGATGTGTTTTTAAATAATGCCCTGTTACTTTATCTTCCAGCATATGAACTATGAAGAAGAGAGAATACACACCACACGAATATGAATTTTGTTGATGGTCTGTTGGATAATTTTGGTCAAAATTAAAATTTATTCGTTTCTCTAATGAATGGCCTTGTTCAATAACAGAATTTACAAACTTCATAACTTGATTCGGCGCTTTGTCTCCGGCACTATCAAAATAAAATATATTTCCTTTCTTTATGTTTATGAAGAGAGAAATCCAGTGACTGCCGCCTTTATAATGTGGGTCTGTATTAAAAATAATACCTATTTTATGTTTTCCTTTACGTATTTGGTCTTTTAAATTAAAGTGACATAGTTCTTCCCAGACACATTCACCATACATTTGTTGTGTGTCATAATCTATTGGTGAAGGTCCAATAAAATCAAAACACTTGTAATTGTCTTCATATTGTCTCATCACTTTAATAATATCAACACTTGATAGCCATTCCGTAGGATTTTTCTTCCATTCCTCGGGAGATTCGGGCGCAAATGAATCTAATAATTCTTTTTCCATTTTGGTTCCCTTTGCTATTTGTTTAATCCAACATGATTCTTTGTTACACACGGATAAATAATTTCTTTTAAAAATTTGCCATATTTCTTTTGAGTCATTTGTTTCTATTTTAGCATCAGGATGTCTAGCATTCCATAAATTGCGTAACTTAAACAAGTCGTCATCCGAATAACAAGTGAATTCATTATTATCATTGTTTGTTTCTGGACTACAATTTAATTTAATAAATGGCTTTGGAATTGTTGTCTTGTTATTTCTTAGTTTTTTTGTTTTACGACTACTTCCACTTCTAAACCCGCCTATTTTATTTTTTTGTAATTGGAGTTTGCTTTGACTCTGTTTATGGTTTTGTTTATATTTTGTGCTGCGTTTGTTCCAGCTTCTTACTCCCATATATTTAACATATATTTTCTTTTTTTTCCCAAAATATTATATTTATCTAGGTATAAACAATTCTTTCTTGCGTGGTAAAATTTGTGTTATTTTATAATTTTGACGAACATTATGAAACCAATCTACTGGCAATTTGTGAATATCTTCTACTCCGTTTGAACTAGCAAGTCCCTTTTGTTTTGTATTTTTCTCTCGTGTATTTGATTCTAAAGCCTTTTTATATTTATATTTTTTAATTACAACATCTTCTACTTCATTTATAATTTTAACTTTGTCGTCAACTATTTCCGCTTTGTTCATCACTTCATCATCACTTATTTCATCAGTGTTCATCACTTCATCATCACTGTCTTCTTGTATTATCCCTGCGATTTCATTTGATACATTTACATCGCGTATATTTTCGTCGTTAATTTCATATTCATCTTCGTCTTCATTATTTTCATCATCATCTTCATTTTCATCTTCGTTATTTTCATCTTCATCATCATAGTCGTAATCGTTCTCTCTTATTTGTTCATCTAGTTCATAGGATTCATTGTTTTTTATATTATCATTATGTAATTTTATATAATATATACTTTTGTCAATAAAGTGGTCAAAACAATCTTTTACATCGCCCAATAAATCTGATGGTATATCATTATTCAATAACTTATTAAATAATGTTATTATGTCTTGTCTAAACATAGCCTTGTCTGATTTTAAATTATCACTAGTATCCTTCGCTATTTTTTTGTTTAATTTTGCTAACTGGGTCTTGCTCATCAAAAAATTTAATGTAAGTTGATTGACATAATCTTCCGACATTTGTTCTTTATTTATATTTTATGTTATTTTATATTTTGGAAAAGAATATAAAATAATTCACTTTAACTTGTATTTATTTTAGAATTGGATTTTTTAATTTATCTTTACATTTTTTGTTTGCTGTCTAGTAGCATTGTTAAACAAAGCAAATCCAACTGTATCTGAATGAACATTTTTATTGTCAGGACCAAATTTCTCTTCAACAAATAAATTGGGAAATGGTTGATGAGGTGCGTTTTTATTTTGCCAACTCATGGTGTATAAACTACTTTCGCTAGAGGGCACATACACTGCCTGACTAGAACGTTGTAAAGCATAAACTTGGTTTCTTAATTCGGATTCGTTATTTACATTGGCAGCAAAACCAGACCAAGGTCCAAAATCATTTCCGGGATTAAATATCTGTTCAGGATTATATGTAGCTCGCTGAATCAAAGGAGTATGAATTTCCTTTCTAGGGTCTACAATAGGCATTATTGAATATTTTGTTAAAACTGGTCTGGCATCCAAATATGGTTGTAATTGTTGACTTGGTTGATTTCTCGAAAATGCTCTCTGACTCATTACATCATGTCTCGCAGAAGAAGATAAATCATCAAAATCATGGTTATTCATTTTCTATATTAATATATTTATATATTATAAAATTATATATTATAAATAATATTAAACACAAATTAATAAATAACTATAACAACAAATTATGTGTGGTATTTTTGCTCTTCTAAATTATTCAAGGTCTTTTTTAACAAAGGCTTTAAGTAGAGAAATTATTAATTCTGATTTTTATAAAGGGAAAAATAGAGGTCCTGAGAACTCTACTATTAGTTTCGATGACTCAACAAATTTGGTCAAAGGGTTTCATCGTTTGGCTATTAATGGATTAAATGAAATATCGAATCAACCACTTCATTTTAGCGGCTGTAGTTTGATTTGCAATGGTGAAATATATAATTACAAACAATTATACAAAATGATGAACATAATTCCTGAAACAGGCTCTGATTGTGAGGTTATCATACATTTATACCTTAGATACGGTATTAATCAAACATTGCGTATGTTAGATGGTGTATTTGCTTTTGTTTTATTTACCCCTAACTCTATCTATGTTGCTAGAGACCCATATGGAGTTAGACCTCTTTACTATATTCGTTCATTGGCTGCCACTCATTATAATGATTTGTTGCTAGGATTTGCTTCAGAATTGAAAACATTGTGTAGTATCGCCAATTGTTTTAATCTTTCGGTTCGGCAATTTTTACCAGGTTCTCTGATGACAATTCATAAAACACAAGATTATGAGAAAATTATATGGATAGTTGGAGATTGTGGTTTATATCATTTGCCATCTTTTTCTTACTCTCATACTGAAAATATATTGAACAGCACAAGCTCAGAATTGTTGCTTGAAACATATTGTATGAAGGATTATTTAAAAGGAATAAAATCACATTTAGTGTCTGCTGTTGCTAAAAGATATAGCACAACTGAGAGACCAATCGCTTGTTTATTATCTGGTGGACTAGATAGCAGTCTGATTGCTTCTATTGTTTGTCATATTCATAAAAACGAAATAGCTGGTAAAAATAATACCACTAAAATAGAGACATATAGTATTGGATTACCAGATTCCGAAGATATCAAATATGCCAGAATTGTTGCCGACCACATTGGTTCAAATCATACGGAGATAATTGTTTCAGAACAAGAAATGTTAGATGCTATTCCGGAAGTAATTGAAGCAATTGAAAGTTATGATACAACCTCTGTTAGAGCGAGTATTGGAAATTATTTAATTGGCAAATATATTAAGACACACAGTGAAGCAAAGGTTATATTTAATGGTGATGGTTCGGATGAACTTTGTGGTGGTTACTTATATATGAGTTCGTGTCCAGATAGTATCGAATATGACAAGGAAACAATACGATTACTGAATGATATTTATTTATTTGATGTATTGCGTTCAGATAAATCTATTTCATCACATGGATTAGAACCAAGAACCCCATTTTTAGATAAGGCCTTTGTGAATTATTATTTATCTATTCCTTTAGAACTTCGTAATCATAATTTAACAAAGAGTATGGAAAAATATTTAATCCGCTCAGCATTTCAAGACTGTGACTTACTTCCTCAAGAAATATTATGGAGAAAGAAAGAAGCATTTAGTGATGGAGTAAGCAATAAGAGCAAATCGTTGTTTCAAATTATTCAGGATTATACGGATACAAAAATAGATAACTCTGTTTTGGATAGAAAACAAAAGGAAAAGAAATATTATAAAGATATTTTTGACACAGTGTATCCAAATCAGTCGCATATTGTCCCATATTATTGGATGCCCAAATACATCATTTCGGATGACCCAAGTGCCAGAACACTAACTAGTTATAAATAATCAGGTTGTAATTTTATAATAATTCTAGATACATTGTATAATGGTATATTACAAAATATAACATTATAATATATATGACAACTCTTTACGATTTTCAAAGTAATTTAATTACAGGAATAACTGTAATTACTTATTTTTTATATGTAGTTATTGCTTTAGGTTTGTCTGCTAGCGCTCCAAGATATTTGAATGATTTAGTATATTATACCAAAATATATGTCGGATTATTTTTAGTAATTCGTTTCAATCCATTTAGACGTGTCAAATTTACACCACTAGATGCTCGAATTGCGTTTAATGCTGGTATGTTTTTATTGTTTGCTACAGTTCTTAATGGTATTTTACAAAAATATGTAGCCATAATCAAACCACATACTCAAAAGGTTGGTAAAGAAATTCAATCCTTTTTATA